TCGCAGCCGGCTTATCCTTCTTCCCACTTCCGGCTGAACGCCCGGATCGGCCGACACTGTCGGCCGCAGTGCGCGCCCCTCCGGGGCGCCGTCGGCGAACGTCCCCTCCACCGCCGCCTTCTGCCGCGGACTGGGCTGCCCTGTCGGTTGTGGAGTCTGGCCTGGTTTGCTGAACGGCAGCGCCCCGTCGCGCAGAGTCGTCTGGGCTCTGAGGAACCTTTGGTGGGCGCCCTGGCCGGCCTGGCGCTGATTGAAGATTTGGTCCTGCCGCTCGGGGGTCAGGACGGTGTGGCGCGACCGGAACAGTTGCGCGGGAGAAAGCTCTTGTTCCTGGGAAACCGGTGGATGATTGTCCGGGAACAGGCCTGAAGGTGGGGCGGAGGTTGCGGACTCTGGGTTTAGCAGGCTCCGCAAGAAAGCTGCGAAGGTCGTCGCCGAGGCCTCCGACGGGAAGGTCAGGATCAGTTTGTTGTGGTCTTGTTCTATCATCGTTCATTCTCAACCCCATTTACTTTTCCGCCGCACTGCCAACGCACACCGTAATCGTCCGTGTACTCACCACGCTTTTGTTTCCACAAAAGGCTCGACTGATCCGGTATGCCCAGCCCACAAGACGACGCACTGCCAACGCACACCGTAATCGTCCGTGTACTCACCACGCTTTTGTTTCCACAAAGGCTCGGCTGATCCGGTATGCCCAGCCCACAAGACGACTTGCTTGGTGTCCTCTGGCGTTTCGATCATGTCACCAACAAAATAAAGAAACACCGGCTGCCACTTTTTGAGATCGCTCATATCGAATCCTCTTCGTCCCAATCAGGAATCTCGATAGTCTGGTTTTTCAGTTCATGAAAGCAATCACTAAGAAATTGAATCCTGCCATCCACCACGATCGAGTGACAATGGTGCTCCGGCTCGTCTTTGTTGCAATTGATCGACGGCGTGAAAGTCGGCTTGTCCATCGAACCGTTCCAGCCCCATGATGCACCTTGGGAATTCGTGTGGCCATTGACCGAGACTGCGTGGCCATATCGTAATCGGCGGTGTCTACGACGGCCCACTGGCCTTGTGTCAACGGTATTAAGCGGTACAATAGTTTGGAGGGTGTCATGTTCGCTCCTTGGGCGAATAGGCTTGTCCGGCGTTTACAGCGCCTGACACCCCATTTTAACATCATATGAACTCCAATCGGTTCATCTTCTGTTTCCGTTTTGAATATATCTCCAACTTCCTGAGATGATCGTTCCCGCTGGTCAGTAACATCCCGGCCCCGGTGACACTCGGATCACGCAACCACTCCGGCATTTGGCCTCGGGTGGGGGAGAAGCCCGACATTTCGAGTTCTTCCTTCGTCAGCATTACGTTCTTTGACAACTTCGTTTGGCATGGATTTGGGTGGTTTTGTTCGAGTGCTATCCAGCCAAGAAATCCGGACATTAATACATCGTCGTGGCCCACAGCAACGTTCCAGCGGAAACCCATTTCCAGTTTTGACTTCTTCATTTGTTCGACAAAAATTTTGTCCTTGGGCACAACACGCTTGTTGTGCAACGCGGTCCTAAACAACGCAAACATCATTCGACGGTATCGATCCGAAGTCTCGAATCCGTAGGCCATGCCGTGCTTGGACATATCGGCTTTGTCGTCACGACCCTTCCAACGATACTGCGTCGGGTAGTAGAGACGATCGCGCAATGTGCTCATCACGATGTACCCCAAGCTGCCCGTCAACTCGACGTTGACCATCGCGCCGTTGAAGTAATAGCCCAACGCGGCGACGATCGGGGATAGCTCCTCTGGGCTCACGCGCGACATATACCTGGCAGCAAGATTTCCGGTCTCAGCATTCCAGCAAACCATTGCGCTGTAATCGCCAGGAGCCATCGTGGTTTCCTCACCACGGGCTGTATCCACACCGATGAAATAGTGATGACCTTTTTGCGGGGTCTCATAAAGACAAAGCGGACCATCAGTCCCTTTTTGTACCTCCCCACGCTTGCCATCAGCAGACAAAACGCACCTTCCCTGCCACGGAATCCTGACCACTGAACTGTCAGCAAATTGCATCTCTTCGATAGTGAAAGCGGGATTTCCAGTGGCAATGAACGCCTCTTCTGGCGTCCCTGGGAACTCAGCCCTCCACCGTTCGATGATTCCCTCACACCGGGTAGCCAGAGTGTCGCGAAACCACGCAATCTGGCCCCGGCTAATACTGACCTTCTTGCCCGTCTTCCAGTGCTTGATGTCGTTCATCAGGAAGCGCTCATATTCATCTCGTGGAGCGTCTTGAGCGAACTCATCGGGGAGCGTGTACGAATCGTCACCCCACCATGGAAGGAATATCGGCAAGAACTCGTTCTCGCCGGACACCGCGCCTTCCCAGTATTGGTAGTACGCTTCACCGGGGCCTTCCATGCCGTTAGCTGTTGATTCTATTAGACTTATGTTGTTCGGATCGGAAGATAGTGTGTTCATCAGTGACGTGAATACGCCCGCCTGGGGATAAAATCCAGCCTCGGTAGCGTGCAAGAAACTAGAAGTCAAACCGCGTGCGCCTTCGACCGTCGCGGCAGTGTGATGTGTGTATATGGAATCCGGGCCGTCAGAATGTGGCCAAGTTAGAATCATCTTGGTAGGCTTCGGCGCGTTCGGGTAAAGCTCCCGACAATCATTAAAAAACCCACACGCCGTCTTGAAGTTCTCGGCGGCGACATTGGCCTTCTGTGCAACACAGCGCGCCAGCGCTCCCGGATGCGCAATGCAGTGCGCTTGACCGAGGCCCGTAGAGAGTAAAGAAATTCCGACTCTGCGAGCTTTGAGGAAAATAATATACAGCCGGCGGCGCCGCGCAAAATGCGCCCTGGCCATATCGAAAACTTCTTGCTGCTGGGGACGAAGAATGAAATTAGGAAAGTTTCCCGCGTCGCGATCTCGAATCACAAGACGACTGAAGAATTTCTCAACGTGATCCAATTGCAACGGAATGACGGGCCTCCTGCTTAGCTCACTCTAGCAAATTCTCCATACAATTTGAGCGCGGCTTCGTTGTAAATGCTACGCCCCTCTTCTATGGTGTCGCACACTCCCAAGTCCTTTGTCCCTTTGGGTCATACATGGAAAACCAGCAACGGTCGCCCACACGCTGTGCGTCACAGGCATCAATCACAGATTGCTTCCCCTTAGTAAGAGGAAGAATTCCTACATCCCCGACTATGGTAACCGGGCGTGGCGGCCTTACCATCATCGAATTTCCCCCTCTTCTTGTCCGTCGAACCGCAGCTTGTTCCGTTCCTCCGGAGGAAGCATCTTCTCGCGATTACGTTCGCGAACGCATTGAACTCCGCAGTATCGGTAGGGCATGGGCACGCCTGTCTCGGGATCTACTTCCGCCCCGGACATAATCCACTGACTCTTTCGAGATTCCTCCAAGGTCTTTCCGCAGCCGGTGCAACGCTCCTGGTTGCTCTCGTCCATCCTACCCTGCAGAGTCTCGGCCGCGAGGTCACACTGGTGCCGCATCTTCGCCAACATCTCCAGGCCGGAGGCGACCGGGAGCTTGCGGAAATACTGCCTGACCTCCAGCTCCGTCGCGGAGAGCGCGAGCGCGGCGGCGACGTTGGCCGCGGCGAGGGTGGAGTAGGGATTGCGGGGATTTACGACCGCCGGCTCGGGCTCAAGTTCGGCCCGCAGGGCTCTGACCACGGCGGAGCCTGCATCCGCCGCTTCAGCAGCTTCAGCAGCTTCAGCTTCAGCGCGCTGGGCTTCAAGAGGGGAGGCATACTGGCGCTCAAGTGCTGCTGCCGGCTTGACTGCCAACTTGGGCGCCGGTTTGACTGCGGGTACGGTGCCAAGGCCCTGGGTGGGCTGACCGGTATGGACTGCGGCGAGACGTGACATTTGGGGTCCTTTCGAGTTGGATCTGGTTAGGAGCAATACTTCCTAGAACGCCGCGATGCGCTCGCCAAGCACCGCGGAATATTGCACCATAAGCTCATACTGACGGTGCATGCGGTCCTGTTCCTCACTGCTCAGTTTATCGAATATCGCGGTGTTGAAGAACGCATTGAGTTTGGAACTCTTCTCGTCGAGTTCCTTCTTCTCATCCACTACACGCTGCTGATGCGGTTGCATAGTTTTCTCTCTTTCCTCGCTGAGGGCGATGCCGTGCATGTCGATGACAACCCCATCGCCGTCTCGGTCGTCATGGAACTGATCAGTGTATCCGGCATCCGTCAACTTACGCCGGATCTCAGCGTAAGCCGCAGGGGAAATGGGCAAGATCACATAAGTGTAGGTCATCTCACACCTCGAAAGAAATTGGCACACATCGCTTCAATCTCTTCCTGTGTAGGGCCGGCCTTTATACGTGCTGCGGCATCTGGATGAATTCCTTCTTTGGTCCATTCCGGCGACAGACTCCAAAGGCGATCCAACAACTTACTATCGGCTTTAGCATATTTGAGAATGTCTATCCATGAATCCCAAACATGACCGTTCCCGCCAAGGTCGATAAAAGTATCGGAAATCGTGTTGTAGAACGCAAACTGACGCGGCCACTCGGGATCGTTTTCGTCCACCGCTATTTGCTTGCCAAGGTCTATGAATCGGATCATCTCAGTACATCTCCTGTTCGCGCTGCGTCGACTCTTCCGGCGTCAACGGGGCTCTTGGATCGCCATATAAGTTCGATAAGCTACATGACATAACTGTGCTCTTTCGCTGCGGCGCGTTCCCACAGGCTATCGGCCCCAGGCAGCCATCCGTCCAAGGACCAGATACAACCGCCCGACCCATGGCCCATCTGCCACCATGTATTCTTCGGGCCGTCGCCGAACAGAGCAGGGTGCGGCTCGTTCCATATCTCGTCCATGGTGTACCACTCGTCATGTTTGCGACCGAGCGTTTCGCGCGGATTTTCCAAGACACGAACACCCAAAATGTGGAAACCGGCACATTCAGAATGCGAACACGGAAGCGTGAGTGTGAAATCAAAGCCAGATTCTAGCCTCACAACCGAACGCCATTCTAAATTCGCAAGTGTGAAAAATCGTTCCCATTTGGCTACAAGCTGCGCATTCGTCATATCGTAGGCTCCTCAAACTTTAGTCCCGGACGCAAGAGAAATATCCTAAACCTAAATTCCCCTCTCCAACGCCATCGTACCCCCAAAGCCCACCAAAGATGCGACTCCGGTCCCGCAAGATAAAACATTAGATAGTAGACAAATATAGAACTTGTATTAAGCCACCATTTCCAGTGGTGCTCTCCGCACGAGCATCGATCCGGCCACCATAGACTACCAAAACCTCTGTGCACAAATCCTGTCTTAAAAACCATCTCAACACATCTCCTGTTCACACTGAACGGACTTTTATAACTCGCCAGGGCGTGAAAACACACACTTAGTCACACGAACGGCTGTGCCACGGATGTGCTGTATGATTCTTGCCTTATCAGCAGCCCCACTGCGGTAATGCGCAGAATCAGGAATGTTTTCATTGATGACTTTGACATAATTTTCCATCGCGGCGTTGATAGTCTCACCTGCGCACGCTACTTTAAGCGACGGTAAATCTTCGCGGCAACTTGGCCCATCGTCGTTGCACAGATAATGCCACTCATGGCCTAACCAGTGCCACACCGAACCATCGTCGGCCAAAGCCATCAAAGCATCCCGACGCAACGGTATGGAAGGATTATCTTTTTCCCCAGCAGTTGAGTTTGCGTAACCCAGCGACACCAATTGAACAAATTTTGGATGCTTCATCTCAGTACATCTCCTTTTCCCTTTGAGCCGACTCTTCCGGCGTCAACGGGGCTCTGGGGTCGCCATAGAGGTGTAACATCAGCTCGCTTCCATGCGCCACCCTCGACCAATACGCTTCTTCGGTACGGAACTCTTCGCGACTGGCAATGTGGTCGTCCATCTGGGGAGCAAGGCGGCCGTTGATCGCCATCTGGATGTGAACGTTGCCGTCGGTCAATTGCTCGTACCGGACCAACTCGTACTTGCCGTCCTTGCTGCGCCGCGCGGCGGGGTCCCAACCAATCGACGACTGTGCCGTGGGGCCAAAGAATCTGGATTGCTGAGTCCGTGGTGGGGCAGTCAGCAGGCCGCCCGATGCTGCGAGGCCCCGGCGGACTTCCCTTCTGAAGAACTGGTCGGTCATCACGCGGACAGAGAGTTTGCGGTTCACATCCCGGCAGGCCTGGCAGCCAAACACATAAGCGAAGTCCTTGTACTGGAGGAAGATCATCCGGCGGGGGAGGGATGCCGGATGCTGCGGATTGTCGCAGTTGGGGAGCGCGTGATCGGGTATGGTGGCCATCAGTGAGACTCCTCCCGCGTTACCACCTTCTCGCCCTTGCGATTGACCGTCCAACGCATCCGCAGCATCTCCTGAGCCCTACTCTCAGAAATATCTCCCCGCCGGAACGCGGCTTCAACGTCCTCACGCTTGTGCACAGCGTCGTTCATTTCCCAATTACCGAGGTGCAAGAGTTTGAATCTATTCTCTGGCCGCTCCTCAATCCACTTGTCGTAAACCCAACTATTCGGATTAGGCACCATGGTGTCCCTTCCTTCGTTTGCAACTTTTAGACTACTACATCCTCACCTTGAGCGACCGGTCCCATGTCTTGACCTGGCCCTCGCCATGGCACACGGGGCAGGCACCCTGGAACCCTGCCCCACCCATGATCTGCCCGCCGCCGCCGCAGCGGCCGCAGGGCCTGCCGCTGGTGGCAAGCTGCCTGGGCTCGCGCTTGCGTGGGGCCTGCTTAGCTGGTTCGGCGTCGGCGGGCTCTTGGTTGGACTGCACAGCCTGCTGGCGCTGGAATCGCTGATCCTCTGCCACCTTGGCAGCATCCTGCTCAGCCTGTGCGGCCTCTTGGAGAAGGCGATCCATCTCCGCCTCGGCCAGCTCGGGAGCGGGGGGAGCCGCGGCATCCTGGAAGATTTGGGGCTTGCGTTTAGCTGGAATCTTGACCGGATCGCTGGGGCCGGGCGTGGGAGATGGAACTTCACCGGTAGCCTGTTCGCCTGTGCGGCCAGATTCGAGGTCTGCAGCGAACTGATCCTGGATGTCGGGGCCTGCGGGAGTAGCAGGTGACTCTGCGAGATTACGCAACTCCCTCTCTTTAGCTGCAAACTGTAACTGAGCCAAAGCATGCTCCGCCGACGCCCCGTTCCGCTTCATCACCTTCATCTCGCCGTCAGAAATAATTGTGACTTTTTTGGCAGAAGCGGCCAGCGGGAGAACCGACTGGGCCATCGCCTTGCCGATCGCGCCGGTCGAGTTGATGATGAAGTCGCCATCGTCGATGATCACGGTGAGGGCCGGCTTGACGCTTTCTATTTCTTGAGTCACTCAACCACCACTTTCGTTATCTGCACACCATCGAGTTTCATGTCCAGCGTGTACCGTATCCCATGTTGAGGACACGCCGGATTCGGGCAGTAGGCATCCCGCACCAATTGTCCGTTCTCGCCGGGGAAAAAATTCCAGAATTGATCGCACGACGGGCAATGAACCGTAGTCAAAATCCGCCAAGTTAGAGGGAGAGGAACGGGCGCGCTCATTCTCCAACCTCCACATAAACATGCTTGATACTTGGGGCAGCTTTTACTACCTCCCGCACATTATCCCTACACACAAGCGCCCAGTCCTCTTCATGCCGCTGCAACCACGCT